ACAGTTTCACCAAATATTTTTATAACCTCATTATTACCATCTATAAAAACCTGCCCCAATGAACCAACATTTAAAGTAGATTCAATATTTATATCACCAGTATTTATAGTTCCTGCTGTTATTTTATCAGCGGATAAATCATTAATTTTAGCATTAATCACAGCTAAGTCCTGTATATAAGCAGAACCAATAACTTGATTAGCTATGGCATTCCATGCTAAATCATGGTATCCATCAATATTTGTAGCAATTACAAAATCACCATCATCAAGTGTTGGGTTAATATCAGCGTAAGAATAAGTAGTACAACCATTTTCCCACCAAACATATTTATCATCAGTATTAGCAGCGGTAATAGTATAATTAGCCCCATTATAATATAAATTATGTTGGTTCCATGATACATAACCTGATGATGGGTCATTATCTACCCAAGCATCATTAGCTAATATAGGTATCTTTGTAAATACTTTACTTGCTGTAATAGCAAAATCTGCTATATCTGTTGCAGTAGCAGTTATAGGGGTACTTGAAACCTGTGAAGTATAATCACTGTATTGAAAGGAATCATAAGACCTTACTTTAATATAATATGTTGTACCAGTTTCCCCATCAAAGGTATATAAAGTCTGTAAACCTTTTCCTTTTAATGTTGAAGAATCAGGTGTAAATCCAGAAGATGTTGAAACATGTACCTCATAACCATCTATGTCTGTATCTGTAAGGGCATCAAATTTAATAGTAATAACTTTTATACCAGCCGTAGCTGTTAAATTAGAGGGTGCTGAAGGTGCTGCATTTGTAGCAGAACCAGAAGTAGTAGTGGATTTATTTCCAAATACATCAACACTTCTTATTGAATAACTTATTGAAGGGTCTGCTGTGGTATTATCCTTAATATTATCATCTAAACTATAGGTATATCCTGTTCTTTTAACATATTTAACCGCTGAATTTAAGGTTAATTCATAATAATCAAGGTCAGGTTCTGTATTTGCACTCCATGAAATTATTAAATCCCTCCCTGTAAAATCTGTAGTAACACCAGTAACAGGGGTAGGGTCAGCGTTTGTAACATTTAAAATAGCCGCTTGGGAAGATACATTACCAAATTTATCTAATGCTTTAATTTGTATAGTAAAATCACCTACAGGGGTACCTAAACCATCTTCACAATTCTTTTCATAAGTATAGGTGTATTCAGGTAATGTTGGGTATTCAGTTCTCCTTAAAATACCTGCTGTACTTAAAATTTTAACTTCATATGCTTTAAACCAAATACTTGTATTAGTGCTACCAGCCATCCCATCACTATCTTCACCAGCACCAGCACTTTCATCAATAAAAGCTACATCATTCCATATAAATTTACAATCTTTTCCTTCCCATTCAGTATCATTAGCTTGACCAAATATTTGTAAACCAGATACTTTGCTTGTTAATGCTGTATTTTGAAATGTAGGAATAAAAGTAGTGGTAACACTTGTTGTTGCACATTTACCAGTAGGGCTTTTTATACCAGCAGTATTAACAGGAACAATATAAACCTGGTAAGTAGTATTTTCTTCCACATTATTTATTATAGCTTCACTTGTGTAAGTATCACCAACATAAGACCATAAAGAATCAGAGGTTTTTCTATAGTAAATACTTGCATACTTATACATTGAAGAATTACTTATAGTGAAAGTAACTTTTATATCCCTTTTAATAACACCAGATATATCAAAAGAAGATAATTCTGTAGCAGAAGCACCAGAAACAGAAGCATATGGGTCTAAAGAAGAATAATTTGTTGTTGTGGGTACAGATGGTGTACCACTATCATTTGCATAAACATTTGAATTATACTCTACAGCAGTTATAGTACATTTTTGGTCTTGGGACCTTGTAATATCCACAATCCTAAAATCTTTTACTGAAATACTTGTTTCTCCAAAAGCATAAACATCATATTGTGAAGGTATAGTTGAAAAGGCATCCACATCTAATACAGTATGGGCAGCATCATCACTCACTGTATTTATGGTTTTTGTTACAACTGTATCATCAGATAATCTTATAATTATTTCATAAGTTTCACCAACAGATAATGTAACAGACCTATCAATAGTTACTGAGGTTGAATTAGCTGAAACAATCCTACCACCATATCCCCATTGTGGTACTTCATGTGATATTCTTACAACATCACCAACAGTACAAGCTATTGAGTCTATATCAGCTTGAAATTCAATAGTTCTTAATTGGTATTGGTTGCAAAGTAATCTATAATCAGCAGCCCTCCATGCTTCAGAGGATTTCGTTATACCAAGTAATTGTAAATTTACTTTATTTGCTGTATTTGCTAAACCTGTATTTAAAACAGTAAATTTATCACGCTCATATTCCTTTTCACTATTAATAAAGTCAACCTCTATCTCACTTGCTCTATCTTCAAGTGAAAGGAAAGTCTCTTTAAAAGTACCGTCAGATATATTCCCTATCGTAAATAACTGTACTGGTGTTTCCTCTTTATCAATAACAGCAAATAATTTTGTACCCCTCCATACAATAGCTGCTCTACCAACTTGACATGCTTTCCATGCAGCATCCCACATATTCATCTCGGTATCAAAGACACCATTAAAAGTCATTCTTTTTTCTGTACCACTTCTACCATCAGGTACTGAAACATCACACCAATCTGCCCATTCTTTAAAGCTATCTACATCTATTTTTGTAGGGCTTATTCCATCCCATCTAACAATGTTATATTGATTATCTATAACAGGTTGGGTTAAAATATCATAACATACCCATGCTGGGTTATTTGAGAAAGTAACAGTGTAGTTAGCCCCATCATAAGACCTTATTAATGAACCATCAACCATACAAGAAAAATTAAATCCCCCAGATAGTTGATTTGTCGCAAGGGTATTTAGGCCAACTAAAGCTTGCCTTGGGTAAGAAAAATCATCCCTTATTTTTTCCTTAACTTTATTAAGATATATATAATCCATATATCTTGCACCAGTTCTATCTGGTGTGTGTCTTGTTAACCTTATATCATATCTACCCTTCTGGGATTCTTGGATACCTTTATAGAAGAAGGATTTCTTTATAGCTGAATTCTTAGCACCAGTAATTTTATAATAATCTAATGTTGAATCAACTAAATATGGTACTTCTTCCGTCCATCTCCATTGATACTGTGTGAACCCAACATAGTATATTTCACCGTCATAATGTGCTGTAGTAATTGTACCACCACTAGCAACTTCTTGCCATTGCCAATTAGGAATATAATTAACATCAACATCACTCATATATTGATTATAACCACCAGCATCAACCCATTCACCAGCACTCCAATAAGAAGAATCAGTAATTGTAGTTAATGCAACAACTTGTTTACTTATTGCTGTCCATGTTGTGGTACCATTTTTTCTAACATCAAGTTGGAATTCTACATCCACTGAGCCAAGACCACCATCATCAGCTAAATAATATAAACCATTAGGGAAATTTACCTCTACTTCTAAATCATCAAACTCTGTACCAGGAGTTGTATAAATTATAGGATTTGAGTAAGTAGCTTTAAGTGCTACACTATTCTCAACAACAGTTTCAGTAAAATTAGGTATAATTGTTTGTGTTAATTCACCATATCTTGCATGAATACTAACACCATCAAGGTTTTCTATTGGTTGGTCATTTAACTCATAACTATAAATTCTATTTATTGGTCCCAAACCAAGACATATAAGAACATTTAAATATTGCTGCTCCTCTGTTGTATCACTACCAGTACTTTCTGTATAAGCACCTAAAATATTCCCAGAAGCTTTCATTGTACCATATATTTTTGGTATAACTGTACCTTGTTGTTGGGTAGTTGTTGGATTCCAACTATAAGTTTGTGATTTATTAACACCAGATATATCCATTGAGCCAAGTTCTGGAGTAGAAGGAGGAAGTAAGGCATTAATTAAAAGCCCACCAACAAGCATTGTTGCCATTGAACCTATAACAGATGCTAACCCCCATGTAGAAACTGCTACAGAAGCCATATACCCAGCAATTTCACCACCTATCATAGTGGAAGATAAAGCTAATGCTGAACCAACACCCCATGATGCAATTGCGATACCAATAAAAGCAATTGCTCTTATTATATCTTTATTCCCATCACCCCCACCACCTGTTGTAATTGGTATTAAGGTAATAAAATCACTATTCTTTGGTTTTATGTTAGGTAAATCATATTCTTTTACAAGTTTTCCATTAAGGGAAACAGCAACTTCAACATCCTCAGGGAAATATAAATGTCTTAGGTGGAATAAACTTTCCCCAGAAAGTTCTATTTTGGAAATCTCCCTATCTGTCCTTCTAAAAGGATTTGTGATTTTAATTAGTGTTGCTTTTTCCAACGTAAATATCCTCTGATTCTATGGTTCCAGGCTATATCAGTTAATTTCTCAACTGTTACTCTACTCTTCCTAAAAATATGTACAAATTTTTTACAATCTTCTAAAACAAATCCCATATGGCTTACATATGGGTATTTAATACAAAATAGCACCAAACAATAAGGTTCTGGTTTGTCTATTTCTTCAAACAATTTAGGGGCATCTTCAGCTATTAAATTATGTATTAAACCAGGTAATTCCGGTGACCCATAAATTGGCATATCAATACCAACTCTTTTAGCCATTTCTCTACAAAGATGGTAACAATCATATTCATCTGGCCCAGTTCCACCCATTTTAAATGTTTTACCAAGAAGGTCTACATATTCTATATTAATCTTATACCTCCTGCACCCAATCCAGGATGACCACCAAATCTTTCACTATTATCCCTATCCTGACAGTTATCTAAAGTCCTATTACACACAGTATATGTACCAACATAACCACATTCTGCTGATTTAAACCTCCAATTACAATGAGAAGAAATATACCTATAAAGTGGAAATCTCCTTCTTAAAGGGTTAGCAGCACCTAAAGTAAATGTTGTCCAAAAAGCATCTGCTTGTGTCCCAATAACTTCAAATTCCCAAGTTAATTCAGCATAATTTGAACCAAGGTTTTCACTGTTTACAATATACATTGTAATATCAGAACCTATGGAACCCTCTTGAGATTCCAAATAAGATTGTAGTAATCTTGTAACATTACTTATTTTAAGCTGTACTGAAGGTATCTCTCCTTTTAATCCTTCCTTATTTGAATCAAGTTCAAAATTTACTGCTGTGTAGGTATTACTATCAAAGGTAACATCCTCTGTGTTATTGACAATTCTTAATATAGTACCATCAGTTAAAGTAATATCTAATAATACCAACCAAGCGGATTCTGAAGCAAGTTCATTTTTCTCTAATACTAATTCAGCAGGTAATGTTTTCATTAAACTTCTTCCAAACTAATTTCAGTAGAATATCTATATTCATCTCCATAATAATCTAAATTAATAGAAGGAGGTGATGCAAACCTAACTACTACTACAGTGCTGGTAGCAGGATGTATCCAATTAAAAGCTGTAGCTCCACCAGATAAAGTAGTATCAAAAAATGTTGTAAGTAAATCAACATCTACCTGGGGCAAATTTTGATAAGATATTTGGAATTTCCTACGTCTCCTTGAATATTTTTGCCTTGTGTGTTGGTAACCACCCTCAAACGGAGTTTTTATTACATTATCTTCTCTATCTTCTTTCAAAGGATAAATAGGGTTTGTTGATAAAGTTGGGAAATCAGCCATTATTTATTCCCTCCACTTAATAAATGATACATTCTTCCATAAGAATTATAATCTTCTATTACAGCATTAATGATATGCTTATTATTTTTAGTTGCTGTACTTGTGGTTTTTAAATTTAAAGGTATTGGTGTAGAATTCTCAACATTTATTTCCACAGATACAGGTGAAGACATACCACTATTTGGAATTATATTACCACTTGCGCCAGGAACAAATAGTTCTGGACCTCTTTCACCAACAACGTAAGGTTTATTAACTGAAACATACCCACCAGATGCTCTACCACCACCAAATATTGAACCTAATATGGTACTAAGAAATCCTTGCCCTGTAGCACCCCCTGTTGCTGTACCAAACATAGCACCAAGCCATTGTTTAATAAGAATAGTTTTAACAAACTCCATATAAATTGTATGTAAAACATCAAGTGCCATAGCTTCAAAGTCCATAAACTTATCTGACATATAATCAAAGAATGACCCCATCCCATCCTCAAGTGCTTGTACCATATTATTTGTAGCTTGCTGTATATTACCAGCGGTATTACGGTATTGGTTACCTAATAATTCTAATGATTTGGTAACAACCCCACCAAAACCCCCCTTATCATAAGCTAATTGTACACTATCTTGTTCCTGTCTATTTAATTCATCAAGTTTATCCCTTTGTTCCATTCTATTTTTTACAATTTTTTGACCAATAGTAGATAACCTCCCCATATAATCTTCTTCAGCTTTTTGTTTCTTTTTACTATCCTCACCTGCAAGGGCCATATCTTTTTTGTATAATTCTTGTGCTAAATTATACTCCTCATCATAACCATCTTCCTTTTGTTTAGTTGATTCTATTATTTTCCTTTTTTCCCACCCAAAATATTCACTAGCTGAAATAAGATTTTTGTTATATAACCAACTTATTTGTTTACCTATTATATCCCTTTCCTGGTCAGCATATTCAGCAGATAATTCTACCTGCTTTTGCGCCATATCATTCCAATATTTAAAATAATCATACATTAAATCTTTTTTGTATAAAAATAAAGAAGTGTCTACATCCCTTCTTTTATTTGCTGTTTCCGTTTCTTTCTCTCTAATTTTTCTATCAACTTCATCATAAGCATTTGAATAATCATCATATATATCAGATAATAACCTACCTGTATTTTCTTTATTTGGTTTTACTTTACTTATCCCTTCAAAATAAGCGGTATTTAATTTTTCAAGTTTTTCATAAAGCAATACTATCTCAGCATCATTTGCCTTTTCTGTAGATTTTAATTTTCTTTCTAGAGATTCTTCTTCTGAAATCTCAGATTTCTTTTTCAAATTTTCTATAATATTTAACTCTTCTTTTTCATTATCTTTTATTATTCTTTCCTTTTCTGAATAAAATTTATTTAAATCAGATAATTTTTTACCAAAATAACTACTAGTATAATCAGGAGATTCAGGTCTCCCACCAGTAGCTATTTTACTATAATCATATTCTTTACCATATAAACCTTCTGGGGACAAGTATGCTGATTGAATTTTAGAATAAAAACCTCCCCATTGTTCATCAGATGGAGGACCTGGTTGGCCAAGGACATTCTGACCTGCTGCACCAACATTTTGATAGTCCCCTAACGGTACAAATTCATTATTTTTCCTTTTTCTTTGTATTTCTTCAATCATATTATAATAATGCTTCTTAGCAAATGGTGTTTTTTTATCCCATTCAGAAGTAGCCATTTCATTTATTCTAGCTTGTGTTTCTTTCATGGTTTCATTAACTTTTATAAAAAAGGTTATAATCACACCTAATGCTATTGATACAAGTGCCAATGGGCCAAGAAGACCACTAAGTGCTAAACCTATATGTTTTATCCCACCAGCAAATCCTAATACAACAAAAGTATTAGATAAAAACTTAAACAAGGTAGTTATTGCCCCTATTAGACCAATTTTTAAAAACAACCACTTCCCCAATTGTATAGTTAAATAACTTAAAGTAGAATAAATAAGAACTCTTAAAGCAGTATTTAATCCTTCTACACCAGAAATAACATCATTAATATACTTTAATAACTTTGAAAAACCTTCACCGGCAGTATCTAATGATAAAATTAATTCTGATTCTATTATACCTTTAAATCTTTTTAACTGATTTTCTATACCCCCCATAGATGTTTCAAAAGCTTTATTTAAAAACCCTTTTCTTTCAACATTCTTTTCAGTCTCATCAATCATTGATAAGGCCTGATTTAAGATAGCAGCTAAACTCCTACCAGCCCTAACTTCTAATCCTTTAAAAACATCTTCAAGTGGTAATCCAACATTAGCTAGTTTCTTAAAAACTTCTAATGGTTTATTTTCTGGTATTACAAATTCCCTCCAATCAAGTTTATTTCTGGTAAGCATATCTTTTACTTTTGGTTGCATCCTAGTAAAAGCTATTATTGCTTGAGTTAAACCAGTACCAATTGTTGAGGGTTGTACACCAGCTTTTGATAAAACAGTTACTAATGTAAGTGTGTCCTTAACAGACATATTAGCTTGTTTAGCTGTGGTACCTAAGTAGTTAAAAATTGTTGCCAAATCTGCTACTTTTAATTTAGAATCAGCCATAGAAGCAGCAATTTGGTCGGCAATTTGTGGCATATCCTTTGCTGATACTTTCCATGCATAAAAAGCGGTAGTTAATGCAGAAACGGAAGTTTTCATATCTTCTTGTGTTGCTATAACCATTTTAGCTGCTAAAGGTAGCATAGTTTGTGCATCAGTAGCACTAATACCAGCCTGAGCAAATTCAAGAAGGGCTTTTGAAGCTTCAGAAGCGGAAATAGGGGTTGTTTTACCTATTTCAATAGTTACATCTTTAAGTATTTTCATATCCTCTGCTGTGTATTCTGAAACAGCCGCAGCATTTTTCATAGATTGCTGCCACTGAGAATAAGCTTTTACTCCACCCATCAAAGCTTCACCCGGTAGAAAAATTAATGTTTTAGCAATATACCATCTAGCTTGCCACGCCATAAGATTTTTAATATCCCCTATAATACTTGCACTCATAGCTGAAAAGCCTTTTTTATTACCATCTAACTCCTTTTTAACTGTATCTAATTCTTTTTTGGTAACATTAGCTAATTCTTTTATATTTGCTCCACCTTTAGTTTTTAAAGATTCATATTCTGCTGATAAAGATTTAAATTTATTTTTTAAGTAATCTATTCTATTAGATGCTTCATTTCTAAAAACATCTATATCAAAAAAATCCTGACCTACAGCTTTGCCAGCAGATGATGTTTTACCAGCTAACATTGATATAAAACCCATATTATTAGGGTCACTTTCTTTTGCTCTACCTAATAAATCTTTATATAATTTAAAAGTGGCTACTTGTTTTTCATATTGCTCTTTTAATGGGGATAAAAGGGTATCAAAGGCTTGGGTTTTTATATTACCAAAATGTGACCCATAAGAAGAAAAATAACCAGCTTCCTTCTTAGAAAACACTTGTGAATAGGCATTTGCAGTTTTAGTTGAGGTTTTAGCTACTTGCTCTAACCTTTCACCTAGTTTCTCACTTACTTTTTCAGCATTTTTTAATCCCTCTGTAAATTTAGTGATTTCAGTTTCAGATACTTTTAGGGATTTGGCTACTTCAGCAAAAGCTGAGGTAAACCCTTTACCTAAATTTTCTAATCCTTTTTGTGCATATTCTATTTCAATTTGGATTTTACTTTTTTGAGCCAATTGTCCTTCCCTCTTTCTTCCCAACCATTTCTATTTTTTTATCACATGTTGAACAATCAACATCTGGTTTCGCTTGTTTACATACTTTACAATAATCATCCTCAATATCTTTATCAGTCTTAACACCAAGAAAAGCTAAAATAGCTTCTCTAAACATTATTTCCCTTACTTTAAAATCAATATATGGTTTTACCTCATTAATAGTAAAATTCCATATAATATCATCCCTTTTAAGAATATCACCACCAGAAAGAACTACAACTATTCTTTCGAGCCATTCTCCTCCTTCTTTATCTTGCTTCCTATCTTTTCTACTGTCTTTTGAATCTTGTCGAAAAGTGAAGAAATCTGGTTGCAATCGAAAAAATCGCTTACTACCTCCAATGCCATTTCTGGTGTGAGGTAAAACTCAATTTCTTTTGCTAATTCCTTATAATCTTTTTCCCTTAAGGTTTTATCAGGGTCATGTAGTACAATAGCAACAGCTAGAGGTACTTTATCACCTAAAGTTATAAGAATTGATGTTGGTGTTGGTTCTGTTGGAAAATCTGATGTTTTGATAAGGTCTATAAGTTGATTAACTTGACCAATTACTATAGGCCTTTGAGCATACTTTTTCGTACCTATAGTATAGCTATACTCTTTCTTTACTTCTTCCATATTCTCCCCCTTGAAAGTTATGTAAGGGCTAGATATTCTCTAGCCCTTAATTTAATTTATTTTACTCAAAAATATTTTGACCTGTCTGTGTATTCCAAAGTATAAGTCTTAAAGCTGTAGCATCTGAATCATCCTTATAATAGGCAACAAATGGTAATTCAACCATAACACCTTGAGGACCAGAGATTACAGGAGCCTGAGGCTGGAATATAACCTCATCTAAGAAAATATCAATTTTCTCATTATAAGCAGCACCACTACCAGAACCCTGTGTTAAAGTAATTCTAATACTTGTCTCCTGGTTATTAACTGCTTTATTGTATAATGTCATACTATCAAATAATGCTGTAAGTGTACCAGAAACTTTAACTAATCCATCAGGTAATGAATATCTTGTACCAGTACTATTAATAACATAAACTGAACCATCAAGGTTGTTTTCAAGTGTAAATTCAAGTGATGTACATGTACCTAATGAAGACCCACCCTCAAGTATTGCAGCTTGGAAACCATCAAACTGACCACCAACTGAAGATGTTGTATAATCTGTAGGTGTAGCATCAAAACTTGATGTTGAAACCGTATGGGCAGCACCCATAATATTGAAAGTTGTCTCAATAAACCCTTCTGGTTTAAATGACATTCTCATACTATTAATTTTACAACCATTATATAGGAAATACTCTGCTGTATCCATATCTGTGAACTGTTTCTCTATTGTTAAACCTGGAGGTAAATCATTAATTTTAAATGTGTGAGAATATGGAGAAGTACCAGATGTAGTAAAAGTACCAAGAGCATTATAAAACATTTTCCCTATATAAGGGTCAAGCTCTATAGTAATATCACCAGCAACTTCTTGATTTCCCCTAACCGGAGATTGTGGATTTCTATTACCCCTTATTGTAGAAGAATCTATAAGATTTCTTGACATTCTTAAAGATTCACTTACAAAGGGTAATACATGGGCATCGGCTGATACCCTTGTAGTCTTAAAAGTTGTTTCACTATCATATATAATCTTAGTTTTACTTCCCTTTGCTTGTGTAGCCATTATTTACCTCCTTCTATACTTACTTTCTTTATTTCTTTCTTTGGTATAACCTTACTATAATCAGGTTTTTCATCTACAACATAATACTTAAAACTACCCTTACCAACAAGAATATCAGCTATCTTATCTTCAACTTCTTTTGGTACATTAGGTACAAATTCACCAACATTAAGAATACTTAATTTAGGGATAGTACCTACATAAACTATTTTTTTCATTTACATAACTCCTAAAGTATGCCTATATACTATTCTATAAGGAATAAGCATGGCATCTAATCTATTTTCTGCATCTATAGTTAAGAAATCTACTCCCATACGTTCTGAATAGATTGCGTAATTATCAAATTTATAGTTACCATACATAGCTGTATGTATCCAATTAAGGACATTTTCACTATCTTCATCATAAGCCCATACTTCTAAAATAACAGTCCAATCCCAATTTTCTTTACCAATAACAGCTTCTACACCATCTTGAATTCTTTCCTCTCTTTCTGTATAAACAATGATACAAGGAAGGGGAGTAGTTTCTAATGATATTGAGGGAATTCTCCCTAAAGTAACACTTTTAAATCTTGCAACACCATCACCATCAACAATTGCTTCAAGTGTGGTTTTTATTGAATTCAAAATGTTTTGTCTTGCTGTATTAGCCATTTTTCCTCATAAAAACATTTATACCTTTATTTGCAAGTTCAACTAATCCTTCAGCCAAATCATTTTCCATCTGGTTAGTTAATTTACTCCAACTAATACTTCTTTTAACTCTTACCATATGTGACCTTCTCCAACCACTATCATCTGCACCTTTTATCTTTCTACTTTTTAATGATGGAGATTTCCCTACCCTATATTTACTACCATAATGTTCTTTTACATTATAAACCATTAAATTTGTAGATACTATTGTTGCATAAGACCCTTCTCTACCTATATGAGTATCTGCATGAGGTGCAATACGTTGGTCAAAATAAATATCATATCTTGCACCACCCATACCTTTGTTAGAATCTATTACTAAACCATCTCCTAAATTATTATTTCTCATTTTAACTTTACTATAAATATATTCTATAGCATGAGATTTAACCTTCCTAATTACAGAAGCATCTCTAGCATAAACATAATCACTTACAAAAGACCTTAATCCATTTAAAGCATTAGTTATTTTAGTTAAATCTTTATAATTAAAATTAGCCTTTACAGTTATCATTAATGTCCTATAGGGTGTTTTCTATGGCTATTTAATATGCTTTTAACTTCAGGTAATAAATCACCAGAAAATATAGTATTTATTGAGCCATCAGGTAAACTTACACCAGTTAAACCAATATCTTTTCTACGTCTAAAAACAAAAGCAGATTGCAACAGACAAGCAAATTTGATTGAGTCAGGAATTGAGGCTAGTATATTTTTTGATGTACTTGACACACTAATAGTAGTTACAGCATATCCACCTAACCAAGTAATAGCTATTTGCTTAGGGTCTGTATAAGTTGTTTTCCAAGAAAATTCTATAAGTCCCTCATCATCCCAAACATAGTAATCATCATCTTCAGTTTGGGTAGTACCATCAACAGTAACAGTTATAACAGCAGTTGAATCTATAGGGTAGGCATTTAAATAGTATTTTCTTCTACCAGAATCAAAATATTTGGTATAATACTCTTTAGAAAGGTCTCTATTTAAATATGTTTGTATCCTATCGGATACATATTCTATTACTTGCCCTAATAATGAATCAAAATCTGTTGTAGCTGTTGCAATCTCTAAGAAAGCTTTTGCTTCTATAAGGGATACCAACATCATAGATTATTTCTTTTTAACCTCACTACCTTCAATCATTCTATTCTCTACAACTTCTTTAATATCTTGCTTTACTTCTTTTACTTTCTCTTTCTTAGGTGTAATCACTTCCACCTTCCAATGCTGGTCTTTCAATACATCTTCAACAATTGGGGAGGAGAGTTTGTCTCCCCCCGCAAATGTTCTATTTTTCCAAAACACTACATATCCTTTTTTAACTACAGCTTCCATATTCTCCCCCTATAGTTATCCTTTTACACAGGATATGTTTTTGAGCTACCAAGAATACCCAATGCAGCAATAGTAGTAATAGGACCAGTTCCACCATTAAAATTCACAACCATGACACCACGGACATATGTATCAAACCCAGTCATATCAGCAATGTTAATTTCTGTACGGGTATAAGTACTTGTGACATTGTGTGAAGAAGAATAACCACTAACATCCGTATAAGTAGAATCATCTGAAGATTCCTGAACTTTACATGTAACTGTTACACCAGTAGGGTCTCCAGAAGGCTGTGCATTCTGGAATACGAAAACAGCCGATTCATACCCTTTCCTACTTGCACCAACACCATTAGTTGTTACTTCTGTTTCACCAGTACCAACTGTTATAGGAGCAATTGAAAGGAAAGTGTTTATTGCGTTACCTAAATCTCTAAGCATTTTTTACCTCCAAGGTATTTTTTATATAAAGGGGAGGGATATTATCCCTCCCTTACACCACTTACGTTGTGGTTGCGTCATTAATTAAGCAGAAGGACTCAGCATGTCTTACAGCAACGTCAACTTCCTGAATTATACGAATCCAAGTCTGGTTCTTCTCAAAAGCATCAGATGTTTCCTTAGATGCCATAATCTCCAAACCACCCCAGCTACCAACAATTAATTCCGCCCAGTTACCAAAATAAATCTCAGTACAATCAGTTGCAGTACCCTTTGTAAGGGTTATAGGAATCTGAGTTGTCATTTTGTAAGGAAAACCCATCCAAGATTGTAACTGTGCATCAGATACCATAGGCTGAATTATGTATTCACCACCAGTATCACCACTATACTGTGCTATTTTAGTCTGAAGCAGTTTCTTCCTTGTTGCAGGGTGGAAAGCATAACCTAATTTCCCTCTAAAAGCATTATCTAACTGTAATTCGTACTGCATATTAGATAAATAATCAAACGTAGGCGCACCACCATTTGTACCTATAGTAACAGTATTAATACCAGTAGTATTTGCTATACCAATAGGCTCAGTATTAGCACCAGAACCCCTTAAGGATGCCCTATCAATTTCAAGAGCAAGAACCGTACCAATATCATTTCTAATCATTGTTTCAATTGAAGGGTTAGATAACCTAAGCAATCTGTTAGACAGCTTAACTAATGCTGCAACTGCTTTAGGTGTTAATGTAATCTGACCAACTGTTAAGGCTGATTCTGTGATTGCACTATTCTCACCCACCCAATATGCTGTTGCTCCACCTGTCTGTTTAGGTAGTTCAACAGGAACTCCAACTAAACCTGTAAGAGATGTTGCACCAAGAGCCATAACGATAGACTCTGCTCTTAAAAGTTCAATTATTTCTGCTACATACTCTGAAGGAACTATATAACCACCAGCAGTATCGGAACCTGCTGACATAGCTGTTCTCTTCCTAGTATTCTCGAACACTTCCTTTTCAAAGCCAGCATTCTGCCAATCACCAGTAACGATTGCATTAATAGCTCTCATAAAGGAAAACTGTTCTTTTCCCTCATCTACACCAGGTAGGCTCGTTTTGCGAGGTGTCATCCTTTTTTCAAGGTCTTTTAACCTTGTTTCAAAAGTAGTTTGAGCATCAGCAAAAGCCTGATTCCCCTCAGCTATCTTTGAAATCATTTCCTTCTGTGCTTCAATAAGTTTCTTTATTTCATCCATTTAAAAATCCTCCAATTTATTATTTATATAACTTTCCTTGTTCTTAATCCTATTTGGATGGAACGGAAATTTTTGCCATTAAGGCATTAGTGTCTTCTAATAAGGTTTTTATGTAATTGCTATCTTCTATTTCCTTATTCTTTTTCTCTAAATCTTCCTTCTTTTCTAAATCTTCCTTATCTTTCTGTTTACTATCTTCCTCAAGGGATTTTCTTAATTCCTCAGCTTCTTTCTCTTCTTTTTCTATGTACTTATCCACTTTCTCAAACTTAGTATCAATATACCCTTTTAATGTAGCTATTGCATCTAATATTTCTTTCATTTCCTCCTCCTCTAATATCTCAGGTTTAACCTTAGATTTCTCTTTCTTTTCTTCTATATACCAAAATAGGTCATTTTCACCTATTTCATTTACTTCTTTTTCTGTTACTTCATCAAAATCTTTTGAGTGTTCTTTAACCCACTTCTCAGCTTCAGTTTTGGACCATTTACCCATGGCTTGAGGAGACAGTTATTGTTTTTATATCATGACCTTTATGTTTACCTTCTTGACCAGGAGCAGGAATATGAAAATAATTCTCAGTATCAGGTTTTGTTTCTAAATCTTTTATAAGCATTGTTGTGTATTCTTTAAACACTTCATCTTCCTCATCTTCAAGGCTTTTTTGTAATGCTGAAGGGTTAGCAGGAACTAAAACCTGAGAAACTTCAACAAGTTCCACATCTGTATAAGTCCTTCTTGCTTTCTTACCCTTTTTAGTATCTTCATCCCAATCCTCTTCCTCATAATCATAAGGAAGAAAACCAACAGAATAAGCAGCTTTACCAAATTTAGATGCTAATTTCCATCCCCAATCAGCTTCCTCATTACCCTCCCCTACATAATACTTAAACTTTGCTACTAATTTACCATCTTCTGTGAAAACTTTTGTAGCTTCACCAATTTGGTTGGTGAGTTTATCATATCTATGAGAGCTTAAAAGCACTGCATGTTCTTTATATCTTTTTAGTCTTTTCTTCCATGCATCAATAGATATAACCTCACCATATCTATCTATGGTCTCATCAGAAATTACAGCATCTACAATAAAATTCTTCTCATCAATACTTTTAATTTCTGAAACAAAAGTCTTTGTTATTTTATCCATATTTTCCTTCCTTATCATATGGTTTATTTGCCCATTTTTATATTCATGTATAATAATCATTTTATTTTATTACTCCAACATCAACAAAGCCATATTTCCTTCTATAAAGAATATTATATGGTATTTTATCTTTAGCTAAAAGTATCATCAATTTTTTTCTATCATTAAAATCAAATCTATCAACCATAGGGAAATTATTATATAAAGTTATTAATCTATTATCTAAATAAGGTAATAAAACATTAATCCCCTCAGAATTTTTATCTAAAGGTTGCAATTGTTCTTTTTGCAACCTTAACATAAAATCATAGTAAGTCTCATGCACAGGTTCTTTCATATGCTTATAATACCCACCCATAAATTCATCTATACCATCACAACAAATAATAGAAGGTACTTCTAAAGAAGAAATCCATTTAAAAAAAGATTTAACTCCCCCATCACCAGGAAAATCGTCTTCTTTATCTTCAATTCTCTTCTCTGTTAATAAATAAAACCATTTTACACCAAAAACCTTTGTTATATTATTTGAATGAATATAATCAGGGTGTTCTTCATTTAATGCAATAGTATAACAATTAATATTGTTACCAAATACCTTTGACATACAATACAACATATAAGAACTATCAACCCCTCCTGATAATGCTAAATTATTACAGTTTAATGATTTTAAAACTGTAATAAGAGTATGCTCTATAGTATTTATATCTGGTTTTTGTCCTATTGTATACCAATTATTTGGGAAAGTAATCATCTACCATTACCATTCTTTAGCTTTTTGTTTTAAAGTCATTCCTTCAATCATTTTTTTAGGTTCTATATCACCATTTTTTGCATCTTCATCTGACCAACTAACTTCTTGTGTTGGTTCTAACCCTTCAATAACATGGAAAATTCCATTTTTTATCACTTTATTTTTAAAATATACTTTTCCATCAATAATTATAAGATGTTCCTGCATAAACATATTAGCTATATGGTCATATACCATACAATGATGTATAACTTCATTTCCCTGCTCATCTACTTCTATATGGTGGAGTAAATACTCATACTCTTCAATAGGTTTATCTTCTTTTTTCTCCACTTATCACTCCTCCGAAGGGAAATTTCTATAATTTATTATATAAAAACTGATTATAATAATATCGACAAGTTATACTGGAACCTTTAAATATTTATTTAATTTTTATTACAGGAGTAGTAAAACACCTACAATTTACCACTTCCCCCACTGGTGCAGACTTATCTAAAGGATACCTAAGAAGGAAATCTTCACTAAAAGACTCACCAATTTTAACTACTTTACCATGTAAATGGGTATGCCTACCATTTTCAGATTTCGTTAACCATTTATGATATTTTATTCCCTGTTTTTGCATCAATAAATATCTAACCCCATTAATAATAGCTGAAGATTCTGTCCTTGAAATCTGAGAAACCTTATTATCTGTCTTATTATATAAATCTTTAACCCTTCTTGTTTTTACTTCTATACCTGCTGATTTAACTTCTAATAACATCTTTTCCAATGTGTTTTTCATGGTTTGTACTATACTTCTTGAAGAAAATTCTATCCTTCCCTTAACAAACTCATTTATATCCTCTTGAACAATTAACCCATCAAACAATAATTCCTCTTTTAATAATTCAGCACCTGTTTGTACCGCTGCTGTATAAAGTGGCGATAAAACTTTTTGTAATAATCTAATTTCCTCACCCTCATTTAAAATCTCTTTTGCATTAAGTGATACCGTTTCTAACACCCTTTTTCTCTGCTCATAAAGGAATTTCTTTATCTTATTCTTAAACATATTTTCAATGGGTATTTGCCTTGCTATAAAATTAGCCCAAATTGAAGTATCCCTATCAGTATAATCTAAATCCTTCTTTGGTTTTTCTGGTTCCTCCACAGGTTCCTCTTCAGGAGGTGTATCATCTGGTGAAGGAGGTTGTTCATTAGGGTCATTTGAAGAAGGTGGGTTAGCAGAAAAATCTATAGCACTTTCTACAGGGATTGTTCCCATTTTCACAAACCAAGTATCCCCCCATGGGACATCTTCAAAACCCATATCTAACCTTTTATTAATCATATTAATAGGATAACCAATCTCATTAAGAGTTTTTCCCATCTCCACTTTCTTTGCAAAGTCTTCTCTTAATGCCTCAATTACAGAAGTATCAAAACCACCCCAAAATTTACCTGTGGAGATTTTTGAGAAGAATTTTGACCATAGGAAATCTTCAAGATAAATTATTTTAGGTAATAAAGTTTCTTTCCAAAAGGATTCATGAGCGTTTTTGATTCCCTCATAACTATTTGAGATTATTAAAGATTTTCCATTATATCGAGTTAATAAAGTATGGTAAGGGGGCACTGCCACACAATAAATTTTACCCTCATATTCCACTTTCTCAGGTTTGATAACAACCATTTTTTTAGAAGATTTTAAAGTTGGTATATGAACTCTCCAAAAAGGTTTAGCATTAGGATACCTTCCATCACCACCTATAATACCCTCTCTACCCCCTTCTATTGAAGGGGAATATCCTAATCTTAAAGCTAATTCAAAAACATCATCAACTAATCCTTTAGATGTTGTGGTATATATATACTTCTTACCCTGCTTTGTACCATCTCCATCCATTAAAGCTTCAAATAAATGCTTTAATAAAGTTGGGTGCAAATTTAATATATCCCTAGGGATTCTTTTTTCATAACAATAATGCCCAACATTATCCATAAGGTAGTTAAATAAATCTTTACCAGATAATACAAATTCCTTTCCATGTTCTCTTGTTTTATAAGGGAAGTCTTTTAAATCCTCTCTTATTTTATTCCTTCCCTTTTCTTTAACCTGAGTAATACTTAATTCAAATGTCACATCACTTTTATAACATCCCTCAGAAATAAACCAACCCAAAAATTTGAGCCAAGGAACAATAGGGAAAGAAACTTCTTTATATCCTTGTTTACTACCATTTCTATAATCTTTTTTATTATACTCTCTTTTTTCTATCTCATAAAAATCAATAATATCCCCTGCCCAATTACCATTTTTAATAGAACAAAAATCCACTGAAGGGTCCAAGTCTTTTATTTTTTTGAATATAAAATCTTCAGTTTTATATTTACCAGCATTAGATTTTACTTTTCTTTCTTTACCAAACATCTTATGTTCTGGCGTAACAAAATAATCAGTAAAAGATGGGATAGACTTCCCATTTTCTGTTCTTTTTTGTGTATAAGCTTCACCTTTATAGTCATATATAAAAGTTTCTGTGACAGGTTTATATTCCATAAACCCAGTTTTAGGGTTATAAGTAGCTACCAAATCACCAATATTAACATTAGCTACAGGTATAAAACCTGATGCAGTCATTATATCAGTATCAGGATGGAAACATTGAATATTTGAATAATTACCTAAAACAACCTCATTTGTTTTAAAAGCAGCTAATATTTCTCCACGTATTGTATTTTTTAATATTGAGAATTCCATATCCCTTTGAGACATGGCTTTTGTTTCCACAAAGCTTGCACCACCCTCAATAACCCCTACTTTATGAGCATTACCATAACCAGCATGTTTTTGTTCAAACTGGTCTTTCAATCTATTAAACTGTGGGTCTGTAAGGAAATCTGGTGAGGCTATTATACCAGATAATGATACCCCATCTTTGAAAAACTG